CCCGGATTCTATAACCGTAGGATTCGCTTAAGTCTATCCAAAGTAGATACCCTAGAAGGGGTAGTTTCCTTTAGAGGCAACCTCGAATCACGACTTGTCTCGGGCAAATCATCAATATTTCCTGCAAAAGAAATATTATTCTTTACCATTTCTTCAAATGGAGAGAGATGAAAAGCCTTCCTTACCTTCTCGTCGAAGGTACTAGCTAAACGTTCAATATATCGTTCATCACGATATTTGAACATAGGGCTAGCAACCCCATCATCAATAAGGTTTTTGATGATGAGAGGTAGTAGGCTCACAAGAGAGCCAACCACCACCTCGTCTTTCGAGGCCAGAATTTCATCGGTTAAAACCATCATATCATGGTATGAACTACCAGGGTAAGAAAAATTTAAACCAATGGGAGGTAAACAATGTTTAACAACATCGAATACTTTCTTCTGGTCACGAGAAAGAAGAGATCGTGAGCGTGGTCCAAGGTGTCGACATAAGTCAAGGAAGTTGTCATCAGACATCTCCCTCCACTTATATTGAGGATAAACCTCTCCACAAGTGATTATCTTACCAGCAAACTCAGCAAGTTTGTTAGCAGATAATGTCTTATCTTCAGACCAAGGACATCCAAGCATGCTAAGCATATTGGTATAACTATTGAAGAGTATGTTGTCAAGTATTACAACATCATCTCCAACCACAAAGAATTTATCTTTGTGTTCGTTACCATTAAGCATGGCAAGTAAGAGCCCATGTGTTAGAGTAAAAGTGGCAAAACTAGGATATAATCCTAAAGGTTGTCCCCTTCTCCAAACAATAGGCCCGATAGATGATTCCCAAACTGAACGAGATAGATACTCAAAAAGATCTATATCGCGGAGAGAACCAAATATTGTCCTTAACACAATTGATTGAATTTCCAAAGGGAAATAATCAGTTGCGCTTGAAAGATCAACAGAATGAACTGTTTTTCCTTCAGCCAAAGCACCTTGAACAACGGGTATAGCACGTGATTGATCGAACGTACAGTCCCATGGTAATGACTTTACAATCGAATATAAAGTCTTCCCTAAGGGATTAAGAGCAATTTGATGAATCCGATATGGAGAAGCGATAGATCGCAACTTCATACCTGGTTCCTGGAGAAAATGAACTTTGCCACCGTAAAGTGGCTTAGATACATATTCCTTGGCCCATAAAGGATACTCAATTTGCGCTTCAATACGAGGATATTTAATACCTTCTAAAACTCTGGAATAAATATCAGAGAAATTGAAGATACTATTTATCCCTTTTGGAGAAAACAGGTATTCAAGCTCTCTATTATAGCTAGAATCCTGAGATATTGAACTACCTGTAATAACAGGTGCTCTCTTATTAGGGTTACCCCTAAAAGTAATAAGCCGAGAGTTCAAATCTTCCAAAAATCGAAGAGATCGCGTTCCGATATGTTTCAGGACAGCATTTTGAAGTGCTGTCTTAAAATCTGGTCCAGTTAAAACTGGGGTGTCACAGTTAACTGCTCGCTCAAACTTTTCCCTTTGAGACTTTGTTAATGTCCCAGAGGTAAAGAATGTATAGATCTGCAAAGCCTGTAAAACTCGATTCATTTTAACAGGACTAGTAGACCAGCGAAACAGACGACCGATAACGCCATAAGGCTCGCCTTTCGAATTCTTGCGAATTCTCGAGACAGGCTCTAAACCAGCATTTAAGCGAAGAAAATCAACCTTAAGAGATTTGAACTTCTTAACGGTCCATTCTTCACCTGAACAAATCACCCACTTTGCTGCCAACTCCACCAAAGGTTGGATAGCATCGTGAGGAATACCTATCACGATAAGTCTGTGGATTATCCCCCTCTGATCGACTGTTGATAAAGCAGTCAATGCATGATCCTTTCTAGGATGTGCATCCAGATCATCGGGTGACGTACACCGACTTAGGAGTAGGTTGGCGCCCATAAAGGGTTAGGAATTATATAGCGCAACAGGGATGCCAGAATAAAGGAATCAACCTTTATTAGACTTCCACAGTTTGGAACTTGCAAATATGAAATTATTCATACTGTAAGTACCTGCGTTAATTACGTTCGACTTGGCAAAGTTATATGATAAACTAGTCAAGACCGAAGAGTCAGCGGGATGTAAGAGTGTTGGGTGTTCTGCATTACTGCAGGATAAACCCCACAACTTCTTTACATCTCCTAATCCTTCTATCCGGTACATGAACACAGCAACCATGGTTTCTGTGCCAGTTTCGGAACGAATATACTGTGCAACTAAGCATTCCTTTTCCATTGATACAAGAAAACCATGATGGATAAATCCATTAGAGGGATATTCTGGTATTTTTGAATCAGGAACCCCAGTTGTTAGCATTATAACTCCTTTCTTTTGTG